GACGACCCCATGGTATTACTCGCTTCACACTTTTGCGTATCTTTGTCTACCCCGCACATAACAACCGTCTCAATTGAGCGCAATTTATCGGAATCAATTTCTTGGAACGAGGTCTTATTATCCATTAATAAATGAAGACGTTTCTCGATATATTTTAGTTTGGTGGAATAAGAAAGGGTTGGTTCGTCCACTGCATTTACTATTTCGGTGCGAATTTGGCGATTCTCATACTCGTTCAACTGAATGCGAACCATAGTGCGAAATATATTGTAGAATTGTGTCTCTAGGTTGATATTACGAATTACACGTCGCCGCGTTCTGGATTCATATTTGTGGGTGCTAAGCGTTTTATCCCCCTCCGAATAAGAGTCGCTTGAGTGTTCAACTATCGGAATCCCGTCTTCGTCGATAGGTTGAGTGGGTGGATTGATTTGGACAAATTGGTTCGTTTCGGTCAAAAAACCGACAACCATGCCGTCATCCACAATTTTGACGGACGGTTTTGTAAAAAGAAGCCCCCTGGTGGATTCAGATATTTCATTCAGTCGGTCTCGCGTTTCTCTGTAGTCGTTCCATATGGATACATCATCCATATATTTTGTTTTCATATCTGATATGATTGCCGATGGAAAGCACGGCACAAAAATGCCCTTTTGCTCGTCTTCTTTATGGACAAGAATACCGATTGATTTATTGCGATAATTGAGAACTTGGAAACTGATTTGGTATTGACGTGATTTGAGAATGCGAATTATTTCTATAATGGGTATATTACGTTTGAATGAATATTTTCGAGGCATACTGGGTAAAGGTGCGCAGTATTTCTGGGTTGTCGCTTGAATAATCTTCAACATATTTTTGATTTCCTCTAACGCACTCCCCTCCATGAAGACTCGTTTATATTTAGTTTCGATTTTATTAGTTTCGCCTGGTTTTATTTTATATTGCTCAACCTGTTTTGCGTTCACAACTTTATTCATTTTTACAGATTCGCCCCGTTTCAATGTGTATGTAAGGGCGTCGGTCTTAGAAACAATAATCGTTTCAATTTGTTCGTATAAATGTATTGGCTCATAAAAGTTGTCTTGTTTTACCAATATGACTGTTTCTTTGCGGACATTATATTCGACCGGTGAATATGCATTCGATGGACATATCATTTGAACCCTCTCTGTAATATCATTGTCGGAAATTTGCAGAATAATCAGGTTCATACCGTCAAGTAATAGCTTGGGATTTCGATTACAGAAGAAGTCCCATAAATAAGAGTGGTCGATAATAGATGCCTCGTCTTGGATAAAATTTCGAAAATTCTCGTAAGATGCGATTGTATCTTCCAAATAGTCGACTTGGGTTTCATCGCTCAAATTAATTGTTTTATAGAATTCGGTATTCGCATATATGTCTATTGCGATTTCGGAACGAGTAACAATTTTTGGACGAAATATAGATACCAAGTTTCCATTGTGATATTGAATAAACATATCAAGTGTGATGGAGTCGACAAAAATAGAACTCATCTCTTTCACAGTTGGAACAGTCGAAAGATTATTTTTATGTGCATAATAATAGGCAAAGCATGCAAGAAATGATTGGTTTTCCGATTTTTCAACACCATACCTGAGAAGACATGGTTCGCCGGACATAATAATGGCTGAATTTTGAGGGTCAGTTGCTTTGGAACTGTCCGTGTGTAAAAATAGTTGGAGTGCTTCGGGCATAAACCCCCATCGATTTTGAGGGAGAGGATAGGAAACAGAGCTCATAACGTAAGATACGTTTTTCGAGGTCTGCCCCTTTTTTTTCCGAATGGTTTTTGGTTTCAAGTCGCCCGGTTTATCTGACGTAGACTGTATTCCTTCGGACATGGGCTCGGCCTCGCCGACTTCATCAGGGTCGCGATAACCGCATGTCTCCCGGCGCGTTTTTTGATCTTCGGAATTCCATTCTTTACTGAAACAACATGGGATGCAAAGACCGTCCGGATGTTTATTTTTTTTCAGAAATCCGGGAACATGCGGAACGTATTTTCCGTCTTTCATATGAAATCTTGGATTATTGAATTCGTATACATATGCGCCAGGTGGGACTCGATCTGCGCCTCGAGGGATGATCGCACCGCATTTGCCGGCTTTTACGTCTGCTTCGCTAATGCTCGAGTTTGTTTTCAAACACCAAAATCTTGGACATATATACCAAAACTTTTTGCTGTCGGATGAGCCATGTAGAAGAGCCTTTCCGTAAGACCCGGGGTTTGTCTGGTCAATTCGTTTTTTCTCTTCGTCTGTAATTAGAACCGGTTGACGCTTATCGCCAGAGGGGCAAGCTTTTGAGTAAAGAGGGAACTTGCTCGTTTCTTCGGTTACATAAAGAACCGGATCCTTCTCGAGCATCCGTTTATAAAACGGGCTTGGGTTTTTGATAGACATTCCGTCAATGCTGACCTCATATTTATTTTCGTTATCACTCAGTTCATCGTCGCTTCCTTGACCACCATAAAATTCGGCGTCGCTGTCTTCGTCGAGATTGGATTCCTTTTGGACAATCTCATTTGCGTCACTGTCTTCGCCCTCATTAGCGCCCCCATCCCCATCCCCATCGTCATATTCATAATCAAAATCGTCCTCAAAATCAAGTGCGTTGGGTATCGCATCTTGGATATTTTCATTCGGCGAATCCGCAAATCGTAATGGTTTTGCGGCCGGTTTTTCAAGTGTTACCGGCGCTATGACCACATCTATGTTGTCGACCCTGCTCTTTTCCACGTCTGATTCGGAAAATTTCGTTTTAAACCGCCTCATTTTGGCCAAAGGAAGGGTAATCGTTTTGGGTTTTTGTGATATTCTCAAGATTGTGTCGATATACATGTGAACAATGTCCAAGAAGAGTGGTGAAGAAATAGAAGACATTTCAACAATTACCTCATTCTTGAGAGGTGCAGTTTTAAACTCGGTATGAAATCCAGGATTTTCTAAAATTTGCTGATTCAATACTTGAAACTGTGAACGAAATTCCCCGTATAGCGAAATCGCATCATCGCTGGCCATTGAGAAATTGTCTACTAATCCTTGGATCACCGCTTCTGAATTCCCGGTTCGTTCAAAAATTTCGCGTATCAAAGTAAACTTTGCGTCCATTTCTCTGTAATTGCGGACACGTTTGAAACGCATCGTTGCCCCCTTGGATATATCTGTGCTGTATACGTCGAATATACCTGCTAGATATCCGGTATGTTGTTCAAGATGAATGTTTGATTCAAACGGTAAGACTGCCTTATATGTAAATACCGATTTATATGTATGAAATCCATAAATTCCTTCAAAGTCGCGGATTTTATATCCAGAAGGTGTTAAAATGGTGTTCATTTGTTGAATAATTGGCGCAACTGCCGCCGTAATCATATCGTCAAGTTCATCAATAGCCATACTTGTAGAGAGTGCGCCGGCGATTTCAATTTCAGAATTCGCATTGATGTTGAGATAGACGGGATGTTTGCCTTGGATATATACAGACATTTGTTTACTCCTACCTAGTTCTCGAGAGAGTCTCATGATAAGAGACTCTTCCAAGAGAGGAATCTTGCGTCCGTCCACCGAAATTTGTTGTGAATACAACCGAAACATATTCTCACGACGAGCGCCCGGATTGTATTTTATGAATGGGAATGCTTCGGTTGCATGCAGATTACGGAATAGCAGGTCCATAGGAAGGGAATGTGCATAATCACTCGCGCGCAATGTAAGAGAGAAGTCCTTAATTCCTCGCTCAATATACGGAAGGTCCGATTCAGGCTTGCGAGTCCACTCGATTTCGCGGTAAGTGTCCAAAATATAGTTTTTTTGTTCATTCGCCTTATTTTTAATTTGAGACACAGTTTCAGACGAAATATCCAAGCTAGCATCGGTCAACAGTTGTATTGTATTCAATCCGCGTTTTTGTAGAAATGGAAAATATAAATTGCAAGCATATTCAGTAGACATTTGAATTGATTCTGAATATTGAAAGACGTTCTTGGCCAGACAGACCATTATATCGGTCGAACGCGTGTAGTCAAGGAGAATCGATTTTTCAAATGTAAGTAGCGGGTTTTTGGCGGACAACTCGTAACGAATCGGTTGCGTCCAAAGTTGATTATTATATGGATTACTCGGAAATCGAAAATCGTATTCTCCTTGGAATTCCATACCTATGGGTGCAAAAACGTCTCGAACGCCCGATTTCGCAACCGCCATCCAATCATCATAATGAAAAACATCTCGTTCAAGGGTTTTAGTAACATCACCTGTATCCAAGACATATGGATCAGCCGAAATATGCGTAAGATATAGAAAGAACCGTTCCTTGGTCAACGCGGTCTGTTCATTGTCGGTTATTTCTTGGAAAAGTTTGATCATGTCTACATCCTTTGACGTATTCCCAAATAGATATACTTCATCGGTGGATAAATGATAGACGTTTTTTGAATGTGCAGTGTGATGCTCAATCAGCTCGGCCACAATTTTCAGTTTTATTTCATGAATTGAATCGTCTTTATGAATTAACCGACTCGAAAACACAATTTCAACCGCGTTTTCCTTGTAATGGACTAATTCAGTTTCGCTAAAGATTGTCGTGAGATGCTGTTCTGAATACAAGTTGGCGCAGAATACAAACACGTGTTTAACGTCACCTAGCTCATTTATTATATGTATTTTGTAGATGTGATCCATTGAGATAGGTATGGTTGTTTCCTGCTCCATTATATACTATAAAAACATCATTTTATAGTATATCATCCGATATATGAAATCACATGCTACATTGAGTCTACGCATTTCCAAGAGCCTAATTGTCGTAATACGGATTATCTTTGATATTCATTCCACAATATTCCGTAGGCGCCTTTTTATAATCGGTCGGAACATGAATGCCTGAGTCCTTTGCATTTTCAAGTAAAAATTTGAAATTATCCCAAAATTCGGTCTTATGTCCAATTGATTTGGTAGCAACATGCGCAAGCTCATGTATTGCGACAAACATAAGTGTATGTTCGTCAATCATATTGGAAACACCTTCGCGCTGTTTATTCAAGCAAAAAGCCAGTTTTTCACCCTTATTCTCACTAAACGCAGTAAACTCGCTGGTAGGGAGCGTCTCCATTACTCGCTGTGGATTGTAACCGGCAACCAAACGCTTTACATTCTCTTGGTCTCCGTGTGTTTCGGCCATATAATCGACCAATTCCTTGCATTTCACTGTGATCCGAGCAAGCATATCGGCGGCCTCTTGCAATTTCTCGCGTTCGCGAACGCAATATTTGTTTCCATCAACGGTAGACACAATACATTTTAATTGGAATGCATCAGAATCAAAATACATGTAAATACATATTCCAAGAATACCAAATATCAATATATATATGAAAATATCAGCTTTATCCATTTATGATTATATATATATGATCATAAAAACATTGTTAGACAATAAATGTCTAAATAGATTAAGGTGCACCGCATCCGAGTTCAAGTGGAACGCGGGCTAAATCGGGTTCATACGTGCTGTTATTCCAAGGACCAACAGATTGCTTTTGAATAGTAGGGTCGGAACGAAGCTGAAGATTGGCGTTCTTCATTGTTTGTCCAATGGTATCAATACCAATTCGCGATACAGCATTCAACAAATCAGGCAAAGCCTGGCCGTTAACCGACGTGCTGACTGGATTCATTTCACCCCACTTGCTGTTTTCGTCCTTGGGCAGAAGTTGGTCTGGATTCGCTGTGGGAGCGAGTTGATAACCAGAGACATCGGCGGTTTGCACGGTTGACGGGTTGCCGTAAGTAGAGGGAGTAAGTCGCTTAGGCTGTTCACCGGTAGAACCACTCTGTTGGGCGGGCATACCTGCGTAGTTGTCTTGAACATAATCTTTGCCGTTGGAGTAAGACATGACTGAATAAATCATAATAACTACAATTACTGCGACGAAAATCCACTTAACACTTTCAGATTGGACAAAATTAGTCAGACCCTTGAACATTTTGTTTATATAAACGGCGGATAAATTTTTTAGAGAGCAGCATGATAATTGATTATATTACTAAATGTAGACCATATTTATTGATTTGTTAGACCAGATTCAAGAAATGAGTTGTAGAATTTGTCTTCTTCGTCGCTTTCAATATCATCTAAATCATATTTGGTTTTGATTTCCCTTGCCTCTAAATATGACTGAAAAGCCAAATTCCTAGAAATGCGCGCCTTTTTTCGAGCCTCCTTATATAATTCATAATATACGTCCTTACGATCCTTAATATGAACCGGATCATATCCAGATACATCATCTATTTTTACATCAAATTCGGGTAAATCACTAAATACTTTCGCGTCTGTATTCGCATGAAAATCAGGCATTTCAGTAGAAACTTCTAAATGTGCGGGTGGAATGGTGCCTTCCTCTTTTTTGCTGAATGATTCGAGCGATAAAATGTCCGGTTTCACGGGAGATTCGTGTGTCTTGGGTGATGGGATGTTGGGTTGATTGACCACAGAAGAATTCTTTACCAGCGAAGTGTTTTCTGCTAAAGTTTGCGTATGGTCAAGTGTATCGGATTCGACGTGTTTCAACAATATGCATTTTTCAAATATATCGACCGGATCCAATCGCAACATCTGCTTGATTTCAAATTCTATCTGAAAACTTCGCGCGGAACATTTTATGCCCTGAACTTCCAAGATGGTCATCACACTTGTATTTTCGGCAATTGAATCGGGGTCTACTTCTTCTTCGTTTTCGTCATAAATTTTGAGATTGAGTTTACCTAAACGTGTTGGGATATTGGTCCGGATTAAATGATTCTTACCGGATTTGTAACTTTTCAAAGGAGATGCGAAATAATTTTCGATGTCGGATAGCTCCATATCTGATTCAAACCACCTTTCACGATTGCTGTAAATCTGTTTACATGCATAACCCTCTAAATCCTCCATCCATTTTATGATATCAACATCTTGGTTGGAAAACATGAGGTCACAATGAGAGCGCTTGGTCGTCTTGGAAATAGAACCCTTTATAAAACATTTAGGCGGTTTAACATATAGAGGCGAACTGTGCAGTGAAAATTTTATAAAGTGATTACCGCCCGAAATTATAGTTGGATGAGATAGTTGTAATTTGTCGAATGGAAAAGAGTCATTTAATTCATGAATGCTAGACATGAATGAATGCTATAATAATTTTACCGCACATTTCTTTACATACGATTCAACGCGTTTACGTTAAACGGTTGCCCCTTCTATCTACATATATATCAAAACGCCATGAAATCGATTCGTGATAGTTGCATAGAATTATTGAAAAGCGAAGATACACGAAAGAATTTGCGCGAAATAATACAACCCATTAGCAATATGATTTACAACGAGGCATATCCATATATATGGTTTATATGTATCTATATCGTCGCGGTAACTTTTATCATATTGGCGAATCTGCTGCTATTACTGCGTCTCTTGAGTCAATTGGGAGGCTTATACGTTACTACGACTCTAGAATATACATAAGAGTCCGTGTAAAACAATAGATTCAATTATCACGTAAATGTACATGGATTCCGCCGCCGAACAACAGATTGTTTCACGAGATACACTTACTGGTAAAATAAAACGATGGGTTCAACTAGATTCGCAATTAAAAATCATCAATGAGAGGACGAAAACTATGCGCGACGAGAGGGGGCAATTGTCCAACGATATCTGCAATGATCTGGAACGAGCCGGTATTTCAAAACGAAAAATTCTCCTTCCTGACGGGGAAATCAAAGTATATGAAAAAAAAGAATACTCGCCTCTTACATTTGGGTTTTTAGAGCAACATTTAGGAAAGATTATGTCTGATCCGCAACAAGTTAGCTTTGTAATCGATTATTTAAAGCAACAGCGTGAGATAAAAAGTTCCAATGATCTAAAGCGATCGTATAATCGAGAATGAATATTCTAAAAACCGTTAATCAAGCGTAGCAAGTATCTAATGATAATCTATACATGATTACTTCTAACGGATATCCGACATATTGCGCCGGTGGAAAATGCATATATCCATCACGCAATGCAATCCAAAGCGCCAACATAATAGGCGACGACGAGTATGACCATAATGATGATGCGGTATACGGAAGTAAAACGAGTAAATACGAAAGATTTCGCGATTTAGGAATTCCCATGTTTGTATTGCGCATCAAACCATCGTCCGATTCCTCGCAATATGATGCGGAATTCAACAACCAAGACAATGCATCTGTAATTTCCGAAGAGATGTTTGATAATCTGTATAGAATGGTTGCGCAAATGAGCCGAAACAAGGATACCCGGCGCAACAAAAAAGCATGTAGAACGGTCGCACCCAAACAAACGCGACGACAACACAAGTCTATCACGGAGTAGATGGCTTTTTATTCACTCGCACGGTTTTTGTTATATTGAACATACAACAAAACTCTTTCATAGTCATCTGTTGGCTACGTCGTATATGCATAAATTTCTCAGAAATATTGCGTTCTTGTTCCTCAGGTTCATATCCAAATTCTTCAAAGAATGCTTCAAGCGATTCCTCGTCGGGAAAATTAACGCGAGATGTCGTGTCGTCGATAATACCATTATATTCTGAAATCCGCCGTTTCCAAATTGGCGAAAATGATGCGAAGTATAACCAATGGTGATCCATTCTGTGATATACACATAATTTGGAGAAGTCGATTGACGTATAATTCGCATGAAACAGATTAGCCATGTTTTTGCATGTAGAATACAAGCAGGCTTGCGCTAGAATTTTTCTAGCAGAGCGCTTCATGGTATCGTCCTTATATATTGTATTGTATTTTTCGACCATCGCAGATGAGATATGAACCAAGACTCGAGTCTCAAATTGCGAGTCGACATGTATATCGTCGTCGGTTTTCGCAGTATCGAAACCACTCACTGTCTTTTTGCGCGGATAGGCGGCAAGATTGCGCGCCATTGTCGCGGCTATATGCACACCCTCCAATATGCGCAAAGACCATGCACGTAAATGGGATTCCAATCGCGGATTTTTGGATCGAAAGAATTCGACATAGATTACGAGCAAGTATTCTGCAAGTTCTTCTTCAAACCCCGAATGATACATTTCACATGTCCAAAACATGGTTTGCTCTATATCCTTGTTGAGTATGGACATCATCAACGACGCCCACACATCATCCTTGATATATAAATACCGAGTGAGGACAAATACGGGATCTTCGCTCATAGTTCGTGATTGTTGTTTATAACAATGATGAAATAGTTGTGGGATAATTCAATTTTACGCAATTACCAATAAAGTGTTCAATACTTCGACCAATTGGTCATATTGAAACTATTTAGTGTAACCCCGTTTCGCAGATTAGCGTATTCGTCGGTTTCTTCTTCTGCAACTACAATATCGAGCGGTTGTTCGTATGAAGGAGGCGTCCAATTTTCGGGCTGTTTTGGCTTTACACCATAACAGTTTGCACCAAATCGCACATACGGATTGGCTATATAGCCCCCATTAATACCAGGGCGACCGCAAGAATTTTGCGTTTTGGGATTTTTCTGCAAAGTTGACCACGTTGATTTTTGAGTAGGAAAAAACGCCATTTGACCTTCAGACCATCCGTAATTACACCACTCGCCACCTGCGTTATAAGACCCCTCTATTTGGTCGTATGTTGCTAAGGACGCATCAAACGCTTTACAAACGGCTTGTGCTTCTTCGTAGGTATACAGGTTATTTGAGACATTAAATACTTGTTTATTGGTTGCGCACGAAGCCGGGCTGGTATTTGATGAAGTCGTCGTGGTAACAACCGATTTACTATTAATATCTGAAAAATCTTTTGATAAACTATCGTAAATGGATGACGTCGATGGTTGGGCATTTTTCAAATAATTCATTAAGCTATTGTTGAAAAGCAAATTAATAATTGGAATACCAAGGACATATTTGAAAAAATAGATAATCGCAAAGGTAGCATATAGAATCCATATTTTAGATTCAACCAAATGAACCAATACTGGACTGGTTCCGGGAGCCATAGGCACCTTCAGAATATAGACCAATGTAAAAAATATAATGGTGAACCATACTAGGTCGAAGAGGGACCAAGGATCATCAAAGAATTCTTGCGTCCAGGAAATGAAATATCCCAAAATATTGTCTTGGTCAGACGCGATTAACGTCGTATACCAATAATACAAGTATAGGACTAAACTCACCGCTAGAACCATGTCTATGATTCGACTATATGCCGAAACATTTTCAGAACTCCTTGATACGAATATTGCCGATCCCAATTTATATGCTGTGAACATTACGATGATCCAAAACAGTATTGAAAATGTGGTTGAATTGAAAATATTATCGCGCAACTGTGTCGTTTTACTATTGCCGGCTCCTTCAAATTGTACTGAACCGCCGCCTGAATTACTAGTTGTAGTTGTAGTTGTGGTTGTAGACGGCGAATTTGAATCACATGTAGCCACCGGAGGGGACGTTGATGTAGTTGTTACGGTTGACCCAGTCACCGGAGTAAGTGTATAAGAACCGGCTGGTGCTGCGGCACCTGGGCTAGATATTTGATTCATTTCATATTCCAATCGTGTTAAAAAATTACCCATGATTTACGAAAGTCTGTATATAGAAAACGGATATATTTTATATATTCGATATTGAATATACAAACTAAGAACGCTAAATGTCTAGTGCTTGCGATAAAATAAACAATAGGCCTTTGGTGTTACCAATTTGTTCACATTGATGTGTCGTTCTACCTTGGTATCATTAAAATGTATCCATTCACCATTGTGCGTTTTTACAAATGATGTATAATGCCCACCCATTGTCCCACCAGAATGATTACATATAGCGTATAAATCATATACATATTGGTCTGCATTATATCCACTCACATACCCCGATAAATTCATATTCGTCAAAGGAAAATCAATCAAGTCCTGCCTTTTTTTTCCACCATCGACAGAAAATCGCTTCAACGTAATAACTAAAATTTTGGGGAAATTCCAAAAGGTAATGCGCTTACGAACATCTTCTCGACATTTAGTTTGTTCATTCAGCCAGGCATTTTCGCCCTCTAACATTTCATACGATGTAAATGCACGAAAACAGTCGTCTAGTGAGGCATTTGGTCTTGGAATTTCTAAATCCAATATGAAATAGTTTTCAGGATTAATGGAATGAATGGTTCCCGTTTTTGAAGACAACTCGGAAACATAAATTCCATAAAACATATCCATAATTTCAGAATATTCAGTGGAATAGGAGCGTTTCAACATTTTATAACACTCTGTGGCCAACTTATCAATTGAATTTTGAACATTCCCATTTATAGTCATGTTTACCGGCCGTGCAACCGTATTGTGCATACATTCTATAAAAAACAACAGAAATTCAGGCAAATCGTTCTGTGCCCAACCGGTGAACAAATCTCTGCCCTTTTTTTCCGCGTTCTCTTGAACATTACGAACAAAACGATTTGGAGAGACAACACCGTCTTGCGCCCACATTACATTTCGCAGGTTGATCCATTCAACAACTAAATTATTAGTTTCAGTTGAGTTATTTAATGCCTTTGCGAATTTATTTGATAAAAATACATCACTCAATTCATATGTATGACTTAACGCCTGCATACATGAATTTAAAAAACAAGTATTGCCTAAATTAACTAAACCAGTGCGTCCGCTACCTTTGTCCTTGCATTTGGTATTCGACATCATAATTAATATTTAATTTTAATAACATATAGAGCGTAATCTTTATATAGTATTACAACAATGGATGATACGGTTTCAACTCGACTTCGGCATCGCCAGTTAGATACACTTTACGATATGATGTATCAATATAACCAAACGATATCTCAGTATAATAACAATATGACCAATTTGATTGGAGTGTTACAAAATTCGATTCTACATACGACAAACACCGCGTCGCCGGTGGCTACGCCGAGACATGCGGTAAGACCGGCTGCAAGAACTACGACAAGGCCGGCTGCTAGACCTGCTGCTAGACCGACCGCAATACCACCGCCGCAAAGAATAGATGTTTCGAATAATATAATCAATGAGAATTCGTGGTTATTCACATACATGTTTCAACCATTCGCGGAGCAGACCGACCCGTCTGCACGTATACCATTAACGTCGACAGAATTGACCAGGTATACAAATACGTATAGCTGCACAGAATCAATATTTGCAGATATAAGTGGAAATCGTTGTCCAATTTCGTTAGATAATTTTCAAGTCGGAGACGTCCTATGTCGAATAAATCACTGCAATCACGTGTTTAAGCGTCGCGCATTGATGAGATGGTTTGAGCGAAGCAACAGTTGCCCTGTATGTCGACATAACTTGCGCGAAGCACATACGGACATATCGAATAACCCAATCGATATATCAGGCAATCGGGCAATTCCGAGTTCAGACAACGCCATCGCAACCGATTTAACCAATGTATTGAATCAATATATAAACACATTTGCGCAATCTATGATACAGGGATTGAATACAGGCGATAATATATTGGATATATCACTAAATTTTGTAGGATTGACAGAGGAACAATTAAACCCGGAAAATGATTCAGATGTGGACGATAATACAATTGAAGACGATCTCGGCGTCGATTAAATCATTATTTACAAAAACAGTTTATAAATAATGAACGTCTACTTTACAATAGACCCAAATAATGTTTTCATGGTTTCAGAAACCGATTACTCAAAGGATTGGTTTTGACGATGTATTATACATGTTAAAATTTCCAGCAGCATATGTATTGATAAACACCCTTCCTGTCGATATGCAATCCTGTCTAATAAAAGGGACGCTACCGCACGATATAGAAGAAGAAACGATAAACAAATTATTAAATTTACCGTCCGTGAAATATCCAACAATCATTCTATATGGAAAACATTCAAGCGATTCGACGGTCGATAAAAAGGAACGGCAATTGATAGAACTCGGCTTCAAAGACGTATATATATATGGCGGAGGGATGTTCGAATGGTTGCTTTTACAAGAGACATATGGTTTATACGAATTTCCAACTACAAAACAGATAAATGATATTTTGAAATACAAACCACACGGTATTTTTCAATTACCGAGAATAGGAAATTAGTGTAGAATCATATTTCTAACATGAGCCGCCATTGTTCAATGCGTGCACGAGACTGGGTTTCCAAGATTTGAGACAGTTGTTTTGAATATTCGATAGTAAACAATCCATCACTCTCATGGCGAAATACGCGCACGTCAAATAAGTTACACGAATCGCGAAACGCGTTCTCAATACCGGTGTTGCGCGTATGCATATGATAAATCATACATCGGTCAAAATCATATGCGCATAATAAATCGGCCTCCCGAACAATGTGATACGCTTGTTGGTATTTTCCATGATCCGGAAAACCGAACTCTTTTACTTTGGAGTAAGACATTGTATTAATAATATCCCGAATCACAAATATATCATTCTCGTTGAGTTGAAAAACCTCATTTGATGATAAAAAAGATACAATTGTATCGAGTCCAGAATCTACATCCATATATTTATGATCACACATGTCGTGTATGATAGCAGAAATATAGATTATTTTTTCATGTGGAGCAATTTCAGGATATTTTATAGCCTCACATTCGTATATTGAATGAGCGAAGGCCAATATTTGGAAAGAATGAGAGAGCCCATGTGACTCATCTATTTTATATTTTGCTACGGTCGACATAACAAATTGAAATAATGTGGTATACAGTTTCATTGTATTCATATACTATGAAACGTTTATATTTAATACAAATAGTTTTATTTTGTAGTATGTGTGCGTGGATTATGCGAGTGAAACCATATAATCGATACATCAAAAATGAAGAGTAGTTTAGAGACAGCATATTATATATACAATGTATATACATGCGATTTTATAATAAGATAGTGGGGGTTATAATCGTAATCATTTTAATTTATAATTTGTGCTGTAACAACAATCATGAAGATTTTCGCTCATATATATATCCCCCCTTCCCGATTGATATTGTATATACATGGGCAGGAGAAAATAATAATACGACCAATGCACGTATATCAAATAATAATGAACTGAAATATAGTTTGCGTTCGGTAATGAAGTATGCTCCGTGGGTAAATAGAATATACATTTTGATGAATCCTGTAAAAGTAAAACCAAGCTGGTTTAACGATAAATATTCAGATAAAATAACACTTGTGGATCATAACGATACCTTCAGAGATAAATCTCACTTACCAACAACAAATTCAAATTCGATTGAAACAACCGTCGCGAATATAGCAACACTTTCTGAACATTTTATCTATTTCAATGACGATTTTTATTTGGGAAACGATGTATCATATAGAGACTTTTTTAATAGTGATGGAAGCAAAATTGTGATAAACAGTAAAATGCTTGCCGATTGTAAACCGATGTATAAAACAAATAATGACCGTATATTGAATATAGATCTACCTATCTACTGTGGAATAGCTGATCATACGCCTTTCCCTAATAAAAAAAGTATTATAACCGAATTTCAATCAGAATATAGTGAATATATTGAATGGGTTCGAAATATAAAAGAACGGTCCGGAACAGGTGGAGATACATGCGATAAATATAATTTACATGAATGGTGTCAGCAACAGCATGCATTAATTGCAAAATACGCATATGATACCGGAAATGGTATATTACACACATTTTCACCAAACGAGATTATATATGCGGATCAACATTACGACCCAGATTTTAAAAAAGCCCCGGAGATAGAACTTATAAGACCAAAGTTTTTCTGCATCAACGATATGAAATTTGAGTCGGACGAAAAAAGACAAGAATACTATAGAAGGGTGAATACGTTTATGGAAGAATTCTATAAAGAAATACCATTTTTTGAAAATCAATCAATGTAATACTAATTCGTAGTGAAAATACCGCAAATCTTGAGTTATTTTCAAGATATAAACATAAAATTGATTTGTGATTAACGCGATTCATATAAACTATCAACCATAGTTTATACTAATTATCAAAATGGATTTAACACAGAAGAAGCTCACCAAGTCGGAATGGCTCAACGTAGAAGTATCAGTTTCGGATAGCGAAAAATCGATCCTTCGAATGATCATCGACGGATATCACAATGTGAATCTGCGCCACAACTCGAATGTTTCCATGCTGAAAATAATGAAACTCGAAAGCACGATTAAAGACGTGCACGAATATTTACACCAAGAATATTTTGAACCGATTATCTCCGAATTGACCGCGAAATACAAGGAGATTTTACCGGATACACCGGACAAACGGACAAAGGGAGTCAAAAAGGACAAGAAGATTCAGCTGAAAGCAGGTGAATTGATTCGAATCAACTCGGTTGATAAGAAGCTTGACACAGCGCGTGAAAACATATTCGAGTTTACATTGCTGACGTTTGCGACTGAGATTCTGAAATCAGTATATGCACGAAACGACAAATATGCGTTTTATCTTTACACGATTTTGCAATTGAAGAAGGCCACGATTATTGACGTAAACCCATACGTATCGAGCTTTATCGATAGAGTCATTCTTGCGACAATGCCGAGACTTCATATGAATGACGTATTGACTCAAGCCTATGCATTTATTGAAAAAAACCCCCATTTGCTGAAATACGAAGACAAGACGCTCTTTGAACATCAGAAGCAAATCTTCTCGACATTCAGATACACCTGCGCAGCCAATGATGTCCTCGGCACAAAACTAGAGATGATGGCGAAGATCCCGCCCAAACTAGTCTTGTATACCGCACCTACGGGGACTGGAAAAACATTGACTCCCCTCGGTTTATCCGAAGGACATCGAATCATATTTATATGTGCAGCGAGACATGTGGGCTTGGCTCTGGCCAAATCAGCAGTTTCTATGAATAAACGTATTGCGATTGCATTTGGATGCGAAACTGCAGATGATATTCGCCTGCATTATTACGCAGCATCCGTATATAGCACAAACAAACGTTCCGGTGGAATAGGTAAGGTCGACAATAGCGTGGGCGATAAAGTCGAAATCATGATATGTGACGTGCAGTCCTATCTGATTTCGATGAGATATATGCTCGCGTTTTCGCCGGAATACGAAGGAACCGACTTAAACGTAAAAGCCGACACCGATCTGATAACGTATTGGGACGAACCAACAATTTCGATGGATTACGACGAGCATCCGCTGCACGCCACAATACAAGACGTTTGGCGCAATAACCTGATCTCTAGAATGGTTTTGTCTTGTGCGACTCTTCCGCATGAAGAGGATATCTGTGATGCATTGGCGGATTATCGTTCAAGATTTCCAGGCGCGCGGATTGAGACAATTTCAAGTCATGATTGTCGCAAATCGATTGCTCTACTAAATAGTTCAGGAAAGTCAGTAGTTCCGCACCTCCTATTTACATCCTACGACGAGCTGCAAGATTGTGTGAATCATTGCATAAAAAACAAAACCATGCTGCGGTATTTTGATCTAGTTGAAGTAACGCGTTTCCTTCTTAAGGCAAACAATACGCGCGATGCATTGGACGAGCGATATCACATGGTGAATTACTTTGAAGATGGGATATCCGCGATGACCATGAATAGTGTAAAATTATACTATCTAACCGCATTGCAAAATTTGTCGCGTGATGCATGGGAAGGTATTCGCTCATCCCTCGTCGCCGAGCAGCAATATAAGTTCGACACGCCAAGCATACGCAAATTCCGAAGTGTTGAGAGCCGCCCGACAACTCAGGCTGGTGGAAACTTAACTCGAATGCAAAGTATATCCACTCCGTTACACCCACCAACGCCACCTGCATTACCAAGCGGTATTGCAGTAACTACTAGCGATGCATACACGATGACGGATGGGCCGAGTATATATTTGGCGGACAATGTGGAAAACATTGGTAAGTATTACATCCACACTTCTCGCATACCGGAAGCCACTTTCCGCGAGATATCGAAGAATATTGCGCGCAACAATCAAATCCAAACGGAGTTAACCTGTTTGGAAAATAAGCTCGAAGATATGGCGAATGCGCGAGAAAATACTATTTCGGTTTCAGATACAAATGCAAAGGGAAAGGGAAAATCCGACCATAAGTATAATCGAGAGGATACCGCGACGCACGATAACAAATTATCACGGAGTGTGGAAATTCTTCGCGCGCAGATAGTGCCGGTGAATCTTGACCGCATATACATACCAAATATGCGTGAACACCAACAAGTGTGGGCGCCTAATGGAAAACATGTAGCAAATGCATTTGTTCCACGCATATCAGACGATGAGGTCTGTGAAATTATGGCGTTAGACGTAGACAACGACAAAAAGATGTTGTTGTTGTTAGGTATCGGAATGTTTGTGGATGAAAATACCGCAAATTTGAAATACATGGAAGTGATGAAGCGACTTGCGGCAGAACAACAACTATTTATGATATTGGCGTCATCGGATTATATTTACGGAACGAATTACCAGTTCTGCCATGGTTTTATAGGAAAGGACCTCAAGGAAATGACGCAGCAAAAAACGATACAGGCAATGGGCAGAATTGGTCGAAACCAGACACAGCAGGAATATACCATTCGTTTCCGCGATGATCATATGTTGCATAGACTATTCAAACCCGCAAGTATAAACAAAGAGGCGATAGTAATGTCTAGGCTGTTTCAGTAAATGAATTACTCGGGTAGCATAGAATATCCAAACAATTCAAAATCCCGCTTGTAATATTGATTAATCAATGAAATTGATTTTGAATTAAGAGCAGCACTATATTTTGTTTCTTTTGATTCCAAACTGCATTTTGATGTTTGCAAATTATAATTAAAGTCTGTAAATCCAATATGTTTCATATCGTCAGTCAACGTTTCTGTGCGCAAAATGATAATGTTTTCGACCAGATTATCGTCTTTGTCTACAATATACATATATTGGGGTAGTTTGTGGTTATCAAACGTGTCCTCTTTTGCTAAATATTTTTTTAGCTTTTTATATACAGTTTCGGGAAATTGAATCGTCTGCTCTGTAATGATACCATTAAATAACAGGTCGGATATAGTTCGATCATATGGATTTCGGACTACTGTAATAATTTCGCAATCATTTCGCTTGTATAAGTCATTCGAAACAATGCGCCGTTGTTTATCGGTATCCCACAATATTGTTTCGTATTGTTGCATTTCCAACCAGGTGAGATGCTGCAATGAATGTGCTACCTCTTTCGCAACTTGAACCCGCTTAAAATCTCTAAATTCGGGGGATTTATTGTTTTCATCGGAATCGTCGTCTGTAGCAACATGAATTGTCGAATACAATAATGAATTAAACAATCCATTTCGATTTGAATGCATTTGCTTTATTTTATGGCTCGATTTCCAAGATTGTCTATATTTATCAATTTCCGATTGTATTGTTTCTGGATAATAACGTAGATACAGACTGCGGGGGGTTAACTGAGTTCTTGTTCGAATACTTAAATATTTTTCAATACTCGTTCCGCCCGTTTTTGGTATATGGATGAATAATATATTCTCCTTTTCAAAATAAGGCATATTTACCAAGCTACATTACAAATATATAAATTTTATATATTTTTAACTAGATAGTTTCATATTTTGTTTAAACAATACTGAGTGCATACGGATTACCCTTTAATGCTGTTAAAATGTCCCCCTGATTGCGGTCGCGTTGAATACCATCATACAAATAATTCTTGCCTTGCTTATGCCCCATTGTTTCTACACTCAGTGTTTGGCGTGGAATCACGGGGACAGGTGCACGTTGGTTGGATAAATGTTTTGTTTTATCTATCGTATTCATATTTATATTGTTGTTCATTAACGATAGATTGCCTTTTACCAAGCGTCCGTTAATAGTAGACGATTTAATATCATTATTCCGCTGTCTATATTCAGCATCATATGGGCGAGCCTCTCGCGTACCGTCGCCAGCAGAGGCGTTTCCTGAATAAAAGAAATCAGATTGATTCATGCGATTGTTTGCGATGGGTTGAACAGTGGCTACTGTATACCCGCCCTTGTTCATCTCGTTAGTCCCCGCATTCAGATGAAATTTGGATTGCTCAGTCGTCTCACGAATGGTTGTTCCAAGACGGTCTGCTGGATTGAACAGATAGGATTGGGGTATCGTGGTTCCGGGATTTTGATATGGACGCAATGTGCCCACTGTATTTTCTTTACGCGAAGGTCGGAGAATATCCAACAATGGAGATATGACTGCACCAATCGCACCACCAACGACACCAAAATAATCGGTTTGTTGATTGGCTGAACGATTATTTACATAAGACATTTGGGATTTCGCACCATAATCTGCCGCAGTTGCACCCCCCTTTCCGACCGCAGATGCTACGGAAACAGGAACCGCACCTAGTTGAACTCGCGTGGAGGGCATGTATTCACCGTCAACCGAAACACCTTGGTTTTGGGCACCGGCGACACCGGTGTAATCAACTGTCGTCTCGGGACGGTTTGTGTAACGGTCGTTTTGTATAGAACGCAACGTAACGCCTTTTTCTGCGCCAGTGGTTGTGATCAAGCGGTCAGAACCCGTTTCGAATGTGCGTTCGACGCGATTTTTTTCCATCGCACCAAGAACACCCATTTCTTTGACGCTACTATTTGCGGGTCCCTCATGTCCATATAACGCGACACCCGCCGCCTTTCGATGATTATTTGTTCTCAACTCGTCGATACCTTTGGGCATCCAAGCTTCGCGGTTCATCATCCCAGAATTGTATCCCGAGCTGCCTTCCGTATTGTAACCAAGACCGAGTCCAGGCCCGACCGTCTCCTGTTTAAACGGCAATACATTCGACATTTTTGCACCAGGATTTACTCGAGACTGCATAAAATCAGTCTGGTTTGGCGTTCCGTAAGCCCATTGATAATTATCATTTGGTGCGAATAGCGGTGACTGTTCCTTTTTATCAATATGCTGTGATCCTTTTCCTAAATAACTGTCCATAAGTCCTTCATTTTGGTCAGCCTTAAAATTGCGAGTAGTGACTTTTCCGCCAAAAAATGGAACCATGTTCGTATGTTTGAAATATTCCCCGTTGACTGCATCGCCTGTTAGAGATGTAAAACTGTTTTCACCATGATTTAGCTGTTGGGTCGATACAGTGGTGCTATTGTGTTTTCCCCATCGGTTTGGGTCGTGAATATCTTTTGGGTCACTCAAACCAAAATATTTATCCGTATATGCACCTCCCGTATACTTGTTGTCGTGTGATAGCTTTTGAGTAGTATCCAACGAAGGTGATTTCACCGGATATTCAGATGGAAAATTAACATTGGGTAGATTCGTATTTGGGAGATATTTGTAATCCACAAATCCTTCTTCGTTATCACATTCTTGTTCATCGTCATTCGCCCTTCGTTTAGATGCTATATATAGTCCGCCCATAGCTATTAACGGTATCGCCAATTCCATTGTATATACTAATCTTATATACAATAGACATAATAAATTACAGATTGTTATCTTGGTGTTTAATGTTTTGATAAATAATAATCTACGCTTGTCGCATCAACCTTGGGAGTTTTTAGTGGAAGGGTGGTTGATGGTTGATAATAATCTTTCTCTAAAATACGTGTTTGGATGTTATCGTGAAATGGTTTTTCCAAATTTGCCTGGGGGTTTATAATTGGCGTTTCCCACCGTGGGTGCTCCAAGTCACGATACATCCACGCTGGATGACTGGCTCGACTTTCTTCGACAAACGGTTGATTTGTCGCATAGGATACTTGTGATGATGAAACACTCTTGTCTTTGTAAATATTCGACTCGATATTATCGCGCTGTAAAGGTCGTGTGAGTCCAATTAAATCACTTTCTAAATCAATCGTATTTGTTCTTAAATTTGCACCCCATTTTTGCATACGTACATGGGTATCATCTTGGAACGGCATGGATGCACCGGGTCCAGGGACAGCTAATTGATATCTTCCTGCAAAAGTCAATTCTTTCAACTGTTGTTCAATTCTCACTTCATCATCGTGAAATCGGGTAAAGGACATTGAGTAGTGGTTTGATATATATAGAAGATATAAAACATTTAGATATTAGTTCGATTATTTTAATTGTGTTTCAAGAAATCAGAAATGACTATATAATGTTGCTACACGGATCGCACAAGCTCGTTCGACTAAATCGCGGTGTGCATCGGCAATTGCACGTTCCTCGCAACATTAATCCAGGTGTACTGTCTGCTGGATGCATAGAGTTTTTGAAGGAATTAAATGCAAAATGTAAATCAGACCATGCAGATTGTCTAACTAAGCGCGCAGAGGTATTTAGAACAGGAACATATGGCTATCGAGAGGATACACGGGCGATACGTGAGGGAGTATGGATCGCCAACACTATACCGGATGATCTAAAGCGAAGACATGTTGAAATAACGGGCCCTGGAAATGATGCAAAAATGGTTATTAATGCTCTGAATACGGATGCAAATGGATATATGTTAGATTTAGAGGATTCGATGGTGCCTTCGTGGAATAATGTTATGGACGCGCATGCAAACATTATAGATGCAGTTCGCGGAAAATTAACTGCTAAAAAGTTAGATGAGAAAACCAACCAAGTTATAAAAGAATATTCTGTTACCAACCTCGACCTACCTACGTTGTTTGTTCGTGTTCGTGGTATACACATGTTTGAAGACAATGTATTGGATAAGAATCACCGGCCTATATCCGCTACAATATTTGATATCGGAACCCATTTATATCACAATGCTAAACATATGGCGTCGCGTGGCTCTGTTATACCAGGTCCGTATTTGTATGTTCCAAAATTGGAATCCTATGAAGATGCATTGTTTATAAATAAGGTTATTTCGGAGGCAGAAAAGATGTTGAATTTACCCAATAGTCCGACAAAGGTGACTGCCTTAATGGAAACATATCCGGCGATGTTTCAGATGAACGAAATTATTTACGCGTTAAAAGATAGAATGGTTGGGTTGAACTGTGGTAGGTGGGACTACTTATTTAGCATGATCAAATGCTTGGGCAATAAAACTGTATTACCAGACAAAAATTTGCTAACCATGGACAAACCATTTTTGCAGTCATATGTAAAACAGATTGTATCTACAAGTCATTCTCGAAACATTCATGCGATCGGTGGAATGTCTGCTGTAATACCAACCAAGAATGAAGCGCATAATGCAGATATTGTAAAATCTGTATTGGCGGATAAGATGTCTGAGATTGAACGAGGATGTGATGGTGCGTGGGTTGCTCACCCGGCACTGATTCAACCCGTCAAAGAACTATTCGAATCTAAACTAAACAGCAATAATCAATTTCAAAATTCAGGTAAAGAACCTGAATATATATGTCTACCCGTACACGAAATGTCGGACATGAGTTCGTTTGAACACAAATATTCGGAGGAAATGCTGCGAAAAAACGTAAGTATTAGTCTACAATATATTGCAGCTTGGTTGAGCGGAAATGGCGCGGTTGGATTAAACAATATGATGGAGGATTTGGCTACCGCTGAAATATCGATTTATCAAATTAAACAATGGCTTCATGCCGAGCAGAATGTAACAGACTATACAAATAATATGCGATATACATTGACTCCTCCCTTGCTGAATACAATTATATTTGAAGAATATCAAAAATATATACATGAAAACCAAGTAAAATATGCGTCGAATCATTATGGAACGGCTAAGTTAGTACTGGAGGATTATATTTCTGGCGACTACCAATTTTTGCCTCAGGTTGCGAGTAAATATCTTCAACATTCAAATACATTCCAGGGTATTCAATATGACGACGCATTGTTAAAAAGGTTAGGAGGATCGCTTGGGTATTTAAGTGGCGTGGATTTGACCAAGCATCGTGGCGAATATTTGAATCGAATCTTATATGATGGTTCGAATCGTCCATATAAATTTTTAGGCACAACAAATGGGGTTGCTGCAGTGAATGTAGTCGCCGGTGGAAAGGGAACGGTTGGGCCATATGCAGGAGGATGGCAGACCAATGCGATGAAAAATAGATTGGGTATGTTATTGCCGGATACATTACACGTATCCCCCGAAGAAGTAGCAGTTTGCGCACAAGAAATAAATAATCATTTAACCAAGGCTGATTGTATACAACATTTGCATGTCTGCAAGACAAACGGGACGCCGTCTATAAATTATCACGACATCGCATTATTGGCCGACATGGAACAGGGGTGGAATACGCCAGAAAAAATAAGAATTAGTGTAAAACTCGCCATTGAAAATGGTGTGAATGTGATTCACATTGAGGATCAAGGAGAGAAAAAACGATGTGGGCATCTTGGCGACAAAGAATTAAATGTATATGAGGACTACGCACTTATTTTACGTGCAGCCAATTTAGCTGCACAAGAAATATTGGGCAAAGAACAGGCTGAAAAACAGTGGGTTAGATTCGTTGCTAGAACCGACGCATATTCCGCGAAACGAATAGTGAACTCCGGTAATTTATACAATCCTGCTCATGACGAACATAAATTTGTCGATTGGAAGCGCGGAACAACAGCTGATGGTAAATATTTGTATTTAAAACAGGGTGTAAATCCAGATACGGGTAGAACGTGGGGTATGGATTTATCAATTGAACGGGGTATCAAGGTAGTAGAACAAGGCTTGGCGAGTCATGTATGGATGGAAACGCCAAATGCCGATTTAGATGTAGCACGTGAATATTTGATCAATGTGAACAAGGTATTGATGAAGAAGGGCAAACGTGCACAAGGTTTATATAATCATTCCCCGTCGTTTGACTGGGATGTAAAATTTTCGGCTGACGCAATTCCACTTGCGACTGCATTAGTAAATAAATTGCACGGCGTGACTCGAGATTTGACCACTGCTGATATTCACAAATTATTATGCAAACACGGTTCAGATGTAAAGGGCGACCACATTTTTGGCCAGGACGCAATAAATAATATTCTGGTCGCATACAAGGAAGATGAGGACTACGACCGTTTGAAATATCGTCTTGGTGAAATAATTGTTGACGAACGATTAAATAATTTCAGCAAAATGTTGTCGTCATTTGGCTTTAATATGCATTTAATCACATTACCAGAATTTCACATTACTGCATTCAATATGCATAAATTATCAAAAGAGTTTATAGATAATGGAATAAATGCATTCGTCAAGCATACTCAGCGTCCTGAGCGATTACTATCGGAAGTTGACCCTACATTTACATATTATAAACATCAGACCGCAACTGGAACAGGTGTCGAAGCGGCTTTCAGTGAAGCAGTTGGTTCAACAAATGTAAATATATTAGCGGATTCAACCGAAGCTGACGACATACTGCTTCGTAAAAAATAAATTAACGGTATGTGATAAATGAATAATTATACAAAACTTTATTCATTTGTTGAGAATTCCAATCATCTAAATGCTTATGATACTATAGAAATTTCTGCATCTTTGCAACGTCCGTATGTTTTACGATGCCACTGCGTAATACCATGATTTATTATTCCGTCCAAATGTTGTTTTGTCCCATACCCCTGATTTCTGTTTAGATGGTATTTTTCGCTTAATTCCGGATGTTGTTCGCATAGTTCGTGTATGTAATCGTCGCGCGCGACTTTAGCTAATATAGAGGCGGCGGCGATGGCCGTATATTTATTATCTCCACCCTCTACGGTTTCATGTGGAACAGCAAATGATTCATCGGTCGATTCATCAAACATAGTGTATGGACGAAAATCGTTTCCATCTATGATAAGGAACGTATTGCGAGGCGACATGTCGTATCTTGAGAATATATCACGTATCACATTATGCATACCACGGTGCACTGCTTGACGAATATTTATTTGATCAATGACGTCCGATTCAATATACTGGATCGACCATGCGATCGCATTTTCTTTTATATAATCCGACATGTCGTGTATTTTTTTTTTCGAATGAAACCGTTTAGAATCCTTCATCCATTCGTGATGAAACGAGCCCCCTTTAGGTAAAATTGCACCGGCTACATATAATCGACCAAATAGCGGTCCGCGACCCGCTTCATCTACACCGATTTCGTAAAGATTGTTTTCATTATAGCAATTCGACAACGCCATATTGATTTGATACTTGTATATTTAGTTTATGTATGTATATCAATTTTTATACAACGGTCAACTATATGAATATTCATTTGACTAATATTTTCGATATATAGATTATATTAAAGTTTCAATATGGGAGGCATAAAATTGACACCATTTGTTTTATTTCTCATATTATTGTTGGTTCTCGTGATTGCGATGATATTTGGTTATAATACAAATCAGATAGTGGAAGGGTATTCAATGTCGGATTCAGCAAGCTGGACGGGTGCTACACTATATACACCAACAATAGCCGGTATGAGTCAATTAGAAATAGTTTATAGAAAGGCCGATACATACATATTGTATAACAAGGCTGATGGGTCTATAGTTATTCCAAAACCCAGTGGTTATACAACATATTCCAGAGCGACCGGCATGGTTACAGATGTTAATTCGTCTGCAAGTCCGTCATCTGCAAGTCCGTCATCTGCAAGTCCGTCATCTGCAAGTCCGTCATCTGCAAACCCTTCGTCGATTGAAGCACATAAGCCCTGGGGTGTAATCGTCGATGGGCATAATATCTTATATTCCCACGTAGAAAATTCGACCACCGTGATAGTCATTGATATATCGAGTCATAAAATAAAGACAGTATTTAAAAACAACGGAACCGCTTCAAAATTGGTTGATCTAGTCACAGGCACAATCGGTCTTACTTCTGTAACTGCAAATCCAGCAAAATATTCAACAGTTGTAGTAAACGATATTGAAACGATTACAATTGATGGCGACAAAATTATGGTCTATAAAATAGCGGAAAACGTATATTATGAAAATAAATTGGGTATATGTGTAAAAACACCACTTGGATATGATGTGTCGACCGACTATATGAACGGGTTGTCTGTCCAAATTGTGAATGCAGAAGCTTTAGCGATAACGTTCAAGGTAGATACCAAGATTGTTGTGAATATCATAACAAAAACGGCTACAGGATATGAATTTAGAGCCTCCATCGTAATGGATCCCACCGTTGCAGATAAAAAGGTTACGGATGAGACTATAAATGTTACGGTTGATATCGGTGAAAATGATTTGGCTAAACAGCTGGCTGCTTTATTAGCAAAGCAAACAAGTGGAACGAATGATAGCCAACAATGCGACTATAGTGGTTATATTAGAAAGACAGAGATTATTCCTCCTGTATGTCCGGCGTGCCCCGCATGTCCTGCATCATCGGGCTGTAATTTATCTATTAATTCAAATGGCGAGATTGTCGATTGTAACGGAAAGAAATATACTCCATCCGAACTATACGCGGCGGCAGGTTCACCTGGGACCATGGCGGGTGCGGTTGCAGCAACCGCGACTAGCATTGGAAACGTAGCATCCACTGGACTTAAGGAAACCGGTGATGTGTTAGGTAAAACGGTTGATGCGGCCGGTAATACAATTACCAAGACGGCCGATGCTGCCGGAAATGTAGTTACAACGACTGTCGATACGGCTGGTAATATTGTAAATAAAACAGTAGGCACGGCCGCAAATCTTGCCGGAAAAACATTGGATACCGCGGGCGATCTCGCAAAAGGTATCACCTCCGGTGTGGGAGATATCGCATCTGGTATTGGAAAGGGAATAGCAGGACTCGGACAAGGCGCTGCAGATGTTGTAAAATCAGTTAGTTCCGATGCAACGAGTTTGGTATCGGGTGCAGGAACCGGCGCGACTAATTTGGTTCGCGACACAGGTTCGGGTTTAATGCAATTGGCCGAAAATCAGCAGTATTACAATCAAAATGGATACCCCCAACAGCAAGGATACCCCCAACGGCACGGATACCCCCAACAGCAAGGATACCCTCAACAACAGCAACAAGGATACCCTCAACAACAGCAACAAGGATATGAATATGGCTATCAGCCAAGTGGATACAGTAATTACCAATCATGTGACGCACAAAGCAGTAATTACATGCCCATAACAAACGACTTTTCACAGTTTACATAAATATTGATAAGAGAAACAAATAATATCCGTTATATTATTCGTTTGAATATGTCTATTATAAAAAATAGTTAGAGTAGAAGCACTAATATAGTCCATCACACAATGAACTCTGTCCAAGAATCATACTCTCGTCCAATTGCACCCGACATCATTGATTATTCTCCTATTCTTGGTAGAACACAAATTAAAGACGATATAACCAACTTTTTGAAATCGTTTGAAACTAGATGTTACGACGTTCAATACAAAAAAGGAATGTATTTATATGGCCCTCCTGGCGCGGGAAAAACCCATTTTGTTGTGAATCTATTGAAAGAAATTGGTTATGACGTCATTGTATACGACGCAGGAGATGTTCGAAATAAATCATTAGTTGATACGATAACCAGCAACAATATCTCGAATCGAAATGTATTAGATATGATGAATCGGCGGGTAAAAAAAATAGCGATTGTAATGGATGAAATCGATGGTATGAATAATGGCGATAAAGGTGGCATAAATGCGCTGATAAAACTGATCCGCCAGAAAAAGACGCAAAAACAGCGTATGGAAAGCATTACGTTGAATCCAATCATATGTATTGGAAACTACAACATGGATAAAAAAATACGCGAGTTGATGAAAGTATGTTACACGTTTGAATTGAAAGCGCCTAGTTCAAAACATATAATGCAATTATTAGAAAACAATGTACCGCCGTCCATGTTTGCACCTTATGCCGATATGTTAATAAATTATATCCAAGGCGATATTCGCAAGCTCGATTTCGTGGTAAACCTATACAAAACCAAGTCGCATTTGATAACGCGTGATATTCTCGAAAACATTTTTCAACTCAAATCATACAATGAAGATTCGAAGCGACTCACATCAACATTATTTAATGAATATATACCGTTTGAAGACCACAATACAAGAATGAACGACACCGATCGAACGGTAATCGCCCTACTATGGCATGAAAATTTGGCGGACGCCTTACGGTTGTTACCGAAAGCAAGACAATACACGTTTTATGTAAAAATATTGGAAAATATGTGTTTTGCTGATTATATTGACCGCATTACTTTTCAAAACCAAATATGGTTATTCAATGAAATGAGTTCTCTGATGAAAACATTCTATAATAACAAAATGTATCATGAAAACATCGGGGACAAAAAACCACTATTTACACACGACGATATTCGTTTTACAAAGGTCTTGACCAAGTATTCAACTGAATACAACAACCAAACATTTTTAACAAATATGTGTCTAGAATTAAATTTGGATAAAAAGGATATGATATCATTCTTTCAGGAGTTTAGACAAAATATGCTTGATACAAACGCAACCGACCTCTTGACTATCCCTGCGAATTGCGAACACATAAACCAAGCTTTTGATGGATATAATATATCCAAACTAGATGTTCGGCGTATATATCGGTTTTTAGATAAAACGTCGAAGCGAGATGCGGCTATTATCAGCGACGAATTTGACGAATAGTCAATGGATATTATTATGTAGTAAGTGTATATTATGTAGTAAGTGTATATAACATGTCTTGTGTACCGTTGACATCCGATTGCACAAAACCGCCGATTACCATAGTAGAATATGTATGGATTGGTGGTAATGACGAGCTGCGAAGTAAAGCGCGCGTTATGCACAGTGCTATAACGAGTATATCCGATTTACCCAAATGGAATTATGATGGAAGTTCAACCGGCCAAGCGGAGGGACATGCTTCTGAAATCATCTTAATCCCGTGCGCATTGTTTAATGACCCTTTTCGAGGAGCTCCTCATAAGATGGTGATGTGTGAGACGCGCCTTCCTAACGGCGCACCTGCTCTGAATAATCATCGCGATTGGGCAAAAAAACTATTTGACCAAGCCTTGGAACAAGAGCCCTGGTTTGGGTTAGAGCAGGAATATTTTATGATGAGTTCCACCACAAATCAACCACTTGGGTTTGGAGGGGAAAAGAAACAAGGACAATTTTATTGCAGTGCCGGCGGAGCAAACTCTTTCGGACGTGACTTGGCGGAAGACCATTTGAGTGCATGTATTGTTGCCGGTATTCAAATTAGTGGTATTAACGCAGAGGTTGCTGTAGGACAATGGGAATACCAGGTAGGCCCCTGCGTCGGTATCGAACAAGGAGACCATTTATGGATGGCTCGCTATATAATGGAGCGTTTGTCTGAGAAATATGGCGTTGTTATCAATATTGAGCCCAAACCTATTTCTGGAGATTGGAACGGTTCCGGGTGTCATGCAAATTATAGCACCAAAAAGATGCGTGAAGGGTGCGAAGAAAAAACCGGCTTGGAACACATTTATGCGGCAGTGGAAAAGTTGTCTCAACCGCATATGAGTCATATGGAGGTATATGGTAAAAATAACGAAAAACGTCTAAGTGGTGCACATGAGACGTCTCCTTACAACAAATTTTCCGTAGGCATTGGAAATAGAGGTGCATCGATTCGGGTGGGCAATGAAACGCTACAGGATAAGCAAGGCTATTTTGAAGATCGGCGTCCCGGAGCAAATTGCGACCCGTATTTGGTAACTGGTATGCTATTCAAAACAACAATTCTCGATTAATTTCGCTCGCAATAGGGTGATAAATTTTGCATATACAATAATGTAGCTCATTGTATATGGTCTTTTCGGATGCACAATATGATAGTATAACACGTGTTATGTGCAGCGCAATTGGAGCATTTACTGCGACTACAGTTGTGCACGGATTTGACGTCATACGCATATCACAGCAGACAAATATTATACCTCAATATACGTTCAAATATTTATATCGTGGATATATTCCCGGACTCATTCGACAAATGACGTATTCTGTACCAAACATGGTTATGTTTTCCGAGATGATAACCCGATATAAAGATAATCATAATGCAGAACCACCTTTGTTATATAAAACAGGGTTTGGTGCTATTTCTGGTGCGATTGGTGGATTTGCCGGAACACCCAGTGAAGTATTATTAATTCGAGCGATCAATCCGACGATTCCTACAATGAATACCGTAGCACACATTCAGACGGTGTATAACTTGAAGGGAATAAACGGGTTTTTTAGAGGCGCATACGCATCTACTACGAGGTCGGCACTCTTTAATAGTATACGTTTGTCTGCTTATTCAGATAGTAAGATGCGAATACAACAAGCTTACCCATCTCTTGAGGGAACGAGTCAGCTTCATTTCATTGCGGCTCTTTTTGGAACGTCCCTTGGTATATTTATAAGCAATCCGGTCGATTATATAAAATCTCAACTACAAACTCCAAATAATAGTAAAAAAATGGTAGAGATAGTTCAACATACCTATTCGGTGAATGGGATAAAAGGATTTTATAAGGGAATGGTCGCGAGTTTATGTAAAAGTAATCCCCATTCAGTGATTTCATTTGTTGTTATTGAGCGGTTAACGCGTATATTTACAGGTAAGGACGCGATTTAGTCTAAAAAAAACTATGTTTACAATGTATATAAACATAGAATGGATACATCTGATTTGTTTACATGGAGTATACAATTCTTGATTGTCGGAATATTCTTATTTATCTGTTATCAATTATATCACTATTATGCTTCATGCAATTCTTATGTGCAAACAACAGAACCTACATACAAAGGTCGAGGTTATTGTAATATAGATGCAGAGTATATCAAACCCATATTGTATTCTGATTTTATTACTCCTGTTGAAAATCGGTATATAATTGATACAGCAACACCCTTGTTTGCCGAAAGTCAGCTTGTAAGTGGAACCATGAAAAATGTTCGAAAGAGCCAGACTGCATGGCTGCATCGTGACGACCCAGTTGTATCAAAAATAATCGGTCGCGTGTGTGATTTGGTAAAAATATCTCCAAAAAATGCAGAAAAAATGCAAGTTGTAAAATACGATCCAAATGGCTATTACAATCTGCATTATGATGCATCGTGTGACGACCGCCCGGAATGTGTAGAGTTTGAAAAAAATGGCGGACAGCGTGTAATTACTATGTTGATATATTTGAACAACGAATATGATGGGGGCGAGACAGATTTTCCCAAATTAGGCTCCAAATATAAACCACCAAAAAATTCGGGTCTATTATTTTATTCTCTTGAAAAAAACGGGAACAAATGTCATCCACTTTCAATTCACGCCGGAACACCTGTTAAATCCGGTAACAAGTATATCGCAAATATTTGGCTACGCGAAACTGAATATACTATACCACAAAACTAATTATGAATTTGATGATGCGACCGGTGAGCTACGTCGCAATGCGGCCTCTTCTAATTCCCGCACTTTCAAAGTAAGTCGTCGTATATGTTCTTGTTGTTGTCCAAGAGCTTGAACGATCTCTTGCGCCGTCATCGGACGGCGGCCTTCGCCTGGTTTCTCAATCATGATTTGCGGGGTTGCGCTAAGCCGTTTTCGCTCTTCGTCAATTTGTGAAATTTGCGCCAAGACGTCTGGTTTCATATTTGGTTCGCCCGGATGGTAGTTTTGCAATTTCTGGTCAATATCATTCATAAAAAAATGCCGTATAGTCGCTTCGTGTGGTTGTCGAATGAAATCATCGACCGTTTTGCTAGACTCTGCGAAAAACTGCGGGTGTTTATTTTCCAACATGATACGTTTATCAAATGTATTATGGATGTGCGAGAATACCAATATAGTTTTCAGTGGGTCAAGTTGCACCATAGGAATCGTGAAATTTTTTAGAAACGCCTTTTCTTCAGCGAGGGAGGCGTTGTCGTCATATCGAGCGTCGTCTAATAATTGGCGGCGAAAGGCAAACGTTCCGGCAGTTGCGTGATTCGGTCCAAATGGACCGCTTTTATACATTTGTTGAATATGTTTGAAATATACGTATATTTCGCTTGCGCCTGCACATATTGCGTGTTTATTTGTGACTAATGTGTCTACTGCGTGCTCGACTCGTTCTGGTGGATAATAATCATCGTCGTCCATATACACCAATATCGAGCCGATTGTTTTCGAATGCATGAAATTTCGTTTTTCGCCCAGTTTCATTTTTTGGTCGAGAGGGAAATATTTGATTTGAGAAATACCGGATTGTTCTACCAAATCTTTGATTTTATCTGTTCCGTCGTCTACAATAATCCATTCCATATGTGAAGAAGGATATGTTTGATTTCGAAAACATTGGAACATGGATTCAATAAATGGTCTGCGATTAAATGTCGGTGTGCATACAGAGACAAAAGGCAGGTTTGTATTTTCCATAATATGATATGTCTTATATCATATTATTTATGTCGTTTATACATCTTTGAATATGCATATTACATTGACCCGAAAGTCAATTATACTGCAGGAGCAGGAGCAGGAGCAGGAGCAGGGGCAGGGGCAGGGGCAGGAGCAGGAGCAGGAGCAGGAGCAGGAGCAGGAGCAGGAGCAGGAGCAGGAGCAGTTGTGGATTCAGCTTCAGATTCAGAGGCAGGCGTCTTGGCCAAGTTCACCCGTTCTCGCAACTTCGACTCTTTCATTACCGGGCCGTCCGATTGCAATGAATTGTTCAGTCCGGCCATTCGAGAGCGCATAGTCTGGTCGCTTTTAAACTGATCAGCGATTCCATCTCTACCAGTTTGCAGTCCACGAATTGTCTGATATTTATTGTAAAGATACATACACAATAATACGATGAGTAATACATTAATTAAAATCAACCAGGTGAATAATTGTTTGAAAGTCTGTTGTATACTGGCCGTCGGCGACGCAGATATACCCACTTTTCCGGCAATAGCAGAACTCCAATTTTTACCATACACACCAATACCACCCAACAGTGTTAAAAGGATTAGGATTTCAAACATGTTTATCGATGCATAATTAATCATTCTTCCAAGCCAATCCCATATATATTTTGGAATTTGTGAGATTTCAAATTCAGGTTTGCATACCTCATCCGTCATATCCGGAACAATGGTATCTATTGAGTCTGTTATACCGGTGATAATATTGAAACAATTGAATCCTTCATATACAAACACTCCCATGAAAGAGTATACGGCTAGATACGTCGACACGAACAACACGCCAAGAGGTATATTCGTCCCAACGAGCCACATTGAATATATGACCACATATAGAATCATAATGACTAGGAAGAAACACATCATGAAAATCCCGTTGCTGTTTACCACTAGCGATTGTATTTCCATATATCCGTCGACTTCGGAACCAAACATGAATCGTAAACCGTAATACGCAACAATTGCAATAGACGCAAGTGAAATAAGAGATGCGCTGGTTTTTCCACTTAACGCACCGAAGAAACTCGACAATATGGATGTTTGAAAATTCATTTGAACTAACGTATAAAACAGTAGAAACATTCCAAACATAATAATCGCATTGGGAATTTTCCATGCCTTGATTTTATTCCCAGTCCCAATAATCAATGAATTAAATCGTTCGATTACATGACACGCTGGGCCAAACAGCCCGTAGAATACCTTGCTCGTATCTTTGATTACATCGACGTTGAATGTGTATCGAATATTGTCTTCGTCTTCTAAAAAGAATACTATATAATACCAATTATATACAAAAAACCACGTTAGCAAAATGGTAATGAATTTTTGAACCTGGTCTTGAAAAGTATCTATTTCAACTTTTGTTGCGGTGTCTTGTGTGAGTGCATTCGCAATATTTGTAATAACGGTTTTAATATAGCGATTTGTTTCCAACATAAAAAGCATGATGCGCAGTTTAATTACATTTAAATAGCCCCCCATTTTCATAAAGATGTTTGTAATTAACGCAGACATGGTTAACATGGAGGATGAAACCGTAGAAGCTACGCTGTCCAGATTCTTACCGGCACCTTTTAATTTATCGCCAATATTATCTTTCGTTGAGCCGCCAAATGGGTTTTCGAGTCCGGAAAACATATCATCAAAATTTAAATCGAAATCGCCCAGGTTACTTAACCCATCAAACGTATTCGATAATTCATTCTCAATGCTTGTAATAGGGTTGGGAATAGATTTGAATGAGTCCCCGAATTGGACAATACTTTTTTTCGCCTTTTCAAGTGATTTTTTTGGCGTGTCCTCTATATCAGCCAATGTAGATTTTAGCTTATCGGTTGCATCATATTGTGTTTCAAGACCCTCCGTCACAATGGAAGACGATTGAGGCCTTTGATAAATATCTTCAAATTCGTCGATTTGTTTTGGATTTTCGCACTTGTCTTGGAAAATGCCCTTTATTTTTCGCGTCATTTCCCGCACATCAAAATTTTCAGTCGTTGTATTATCACTTGAACATGTTTGACCCCATTTTTTATTCCAAGTGGTCATATTCTATTATATTCGGTATATAATAGAATATGATATTTAACACGATAAATACGCTCTAAATCGGATTTAGTTCTTAATTATCTCGCATACATTAATCCACAATTGCCTCCCACAAATGATAATACATTGTAACGTTCTTCGAAGATATGAAGATTGTAATTATATACGTACAATGCCCATGCCGGCTTGGACGATACGGTTATCGGGACACCTTGGCCATCGCATTCGATATTTACATTGGAGCCAGACACATCGACTGGTGGTAAATAAGTAGTAAAATCGAGCTCAACACTTTTGAATCGACTAGTGTTTACAGCCCCCGACGGCTGGTATGTGTATGGACATGTATTCAAGCAGAAATTGTAGCAATATAAACCTTCGTGCGCGAACCCTTGTGTTCGACTGTATTTTTCAACGTAGTCGTATACTCCGGCAGGCATATTAACTTCGCGATAGTCGCCGCCAAATAAAATACCGAACGTCTGCATAATCATTCGCTGATTATCGCCATTATAATCCCCTGTAATATACAAATTGCTACTGTTGTCCAAGACAATATTGGATGGAATTGTTTTGTATGGCCAATTCGTATAATTCGACCATTCGTTGCGAAGAAATGCATCATTACGTTGAAAATACCACATCCAATCGGCGACCATTCCCGATGCAGATTGTAACTTGACCCGATTCGACCCAACCACATTGAGAAAATCGTATTCGTATATCTCTTTCACTAAATACACTTGGTCTTGCGCGGCAAATAGCGCCTGTTCTTCTTCTGATAAAAAACAATACGTAGACAATAAGTGCACGTCCGCATTCCAAGTAATGGTTTTATTTTCATAATTACCCGATGATAAATCGTCTGATGGAGGGGTTTGTAAAAAACGATATAATTGAAATTGATTTTCACCCGCACGAATCTTGATATACGGGAAATTATCTATTGGGTTGAACACGTCACGCACTTGAAATAGGTCTTGGATCGGTCGCAATGTGATATTGATAGTTAGTTCTTGATATTGTAGCGCCACTAATGGAAATGCGCATCGACTATCTAGTGAAAACCAAGTATTTAATGGTATATATAATGTTCGGCCGCGAATAGAGGGCTCAGCACCGTTTGGATTTGTTGTATATTTTGCAGAGGGATAAGTATTACTTTTGAACGGGTATGTTAAAACCCTCGCCGGGTCATTCGCAGGGTCATTTAGAATAGGGACATTACCGGTCATAGCATTGAAAAGGTCTAATTTTTGTTTACTAAAATCGCGCTTTACCATCGCATCCAAATACTGACCAGAGTATTTCTGCAGAGTATTTGCTCCACACACAATTTCAATGTCTTGGATTAACTGTGTACCAAGATTGTCTATCCACTTGAAATCATACGGCGACCATTGATTACCGGTCTGTGTGCTTGGTTCCCATATTGGACTCCATATATCGGGTAAATTGATTACAACACATGTATCCATCAATAGATCGGCATATCGTTTTATTTTAAAAGTGTATTTAGACGGTTCAGTCAGACGGAGTTCTCGTAAACCATCAAAATCTAATCGAAATTTCTGTAGACCAAAATTTGTATATTTTGAATAAGCAACTTTAAAAAATGTCTTGGTGGGGTTTCCTGTTAAAATAAGATTTGCCTTTCCCACAGAAATTATATTTAATAAACCACCGGCCATTATAAATGATTATATAGTAAGTGTCTATATTTTTGTATCTATAATTACTTTATCTATCATTTATATACAATGATCGGAATAATAGACTATGTTTTGATATTGGGCTTTACTGCTATAGCTATTTCCATTATATACAATATGATTATGAAAATGAAGGGGAATCAACCTGGTAACAACCCACCGCCATTTGTGGATACACCCAATTCAAAACAGATTGCCGAATTAAGCAGTGTTGAAGGCAACACCACTGGTTCGGGTATATCAAATCAACAATTTGATCCGTCTGTAGATAATGCTTTGCGAAACTATTGCATTAAATCGTCGTCAAATAGTGCCTACACCGGTGGGTATATGAATTTGAACATGATAAAATATGTTATAGCACGAGGGTGTAGATTCTTGGACTTTGAAGTTTATATAAAGGACGGGGTTCCTATTGTAGCATATTCTAATAATAAATATTCGGTGGATACATTCACATCAGACGCACCGGCAGTATCTCTGGCGGGTGCATTATCGACTGTGATGTCGAATGCATTCTCGGATACCGCTCCGAATGAGAAAGACCCATTGTTTATTCACTTGCGAATTAAAACATTATTACCAACAGCCTATTCGCGGATTGCGCAAATTATCAATGGAACAATTGGGCCTAAGTTGTATAGTCAAAACGGAGTCGCCGTCCCAGTAACGTTAGATACACAATTACCCGAACTCATGGGAAGAGTCATTATAATTGTAGACCAATCGTCTTCACCTGGATATGCGAATTATGCGACATGCAGTCCAGATAATACGGATTGCGCGAGCTTGACTGATTATGTAAACATGAACAGTAATAGCCAAAGCATTCGATTGTATGACGAAAATAGTCTATCTTTCCAACCTATCAACCCACCCGACCCCGCCACGTATTTATTTCGAATTGTATTCCCAAGTCTTGGATTTTTCAATAATACAAACAATGCAGACACATTTTATTTAATCGAAAATTACGGCGCGCAGGCCGTAGCACAGGCATTTTATAAAAACGACTACAATTTGAAGGCATATGAGGCATTTTTCAAAGAATACAAGAGCGCGTTTGTGCCTTTGACCTCGGCCGTAGCATATAGCAAACTTTTAGGACAATAGTAGACGCGTAAAATCATTAATACTATATTTTACATGCAGATTATCCCTGTAATATATATCCAGACGTAATGTCGAAGAAAAACACTCGAACTCGAAAGAATCGTTATATGCCCGACGAATGCGCCGATAATATGGCGTTTCAAGAATGTGAATTAGCCGTATTGCGTCATGCAGTTGATCAAAATGAAAAAATTATGGGTCAAAAGGTCGCAAGTAGCGATGAAATTAAAGGTATGGTAAAAATAGTTGAAGATTTTCTGATGAAGAAAAAGCTGTTATGCTACGGCGGGACGGCTATTAACAACATACTTCCCAAACAGGCACAGTTTTATAACCGCGAATATGAAATACCCGATTACGACTTTTTTTCATCCAACGCTTTGAATGACGCGAAAGAATTAACAGATATTTTTTATGCGGCGGGTTATTTAGACGTAGAGGCGAAATCGGGTATACATCACGGAACCTATAAAGTATTTGTTAATTTCATTCCGATGGCCGATATAACCAGTATACATAAGGAGCTATTTGATGCATTAATGCTTGATTCGGTATCCGTCGCGGGGATCAAATATGTTCCGCCTGATTTTTTACGAATGAGTATGTATTTGGAATTATCCAGACCAGCCGGAGATACTAGCCGGTGGGAAAAAGTAATGAAACGATTGAATTTATTGAATCAATATCATCCGATGAAAGTCGATTTTGATTGTTCGGCTATCGAATTCCAGCGAAATATGGATGAAAATAGTTCAGATGCCGAAAAATTATATACAATTGTAAGAGATACATTTATCGATTTAGGAGTGGTGTTTTTTGGCGGATATGCAGCAAGTCTTTATTCCAGACAAATGCCCAGCAAAGAGCGACAGTTTATCAAGAAAATACCGGATTTTGACGTATTATCGGAAGATATAGAAAAAACTGCGTTGGTTATAGAAGAACGACTGCATGATGCAAACTTTAAACAAATTAAACAGATTCACCATGAAGCAATTGGCGAAATTGTTCCCGAACATATCGAAATACGGTATAAGAATGAAATATTGGCTTTCATATACAAACCAATTGCGTGTCATAATTATAATACCATCCATATAAAAAATTCCGACATTAATGTCGCCACAATTGATACCATAATGAGTTTCTACTTGGCGTTTTTATATGCAGGTGCAAATTACTATTACAAAGACCGCATTTTATGTATGGCCAAATATCTCTTCGAATTAGAGCAAAAAAATCGTCTTGCTCAAACGGGTGTTCTCAAGCGATTCACGTCCAAGTGCATTGGTGTCCAAGAAACGATGGAAAGTATTCGTGCGAAAAAAACAGCAAAATTCGAGGAATTGCGCGGAAAAAGTGGAAGCGAAGAATTTGAGAAATACTTTCTGAAGTATTCTCCTTCCGACGCGGAAAAGAAAAAAACAGATGAACCAAAACTAAAAAAGGAGACTCGAACAAAGAAAAAGTCCAAGAAGGCGCCTAACAAAAAAAACGCTTCAAAATCACTTAAACCGTTTGCAATACCCTCGTTATTTTAGAACGATATGATAAAATTGATATAAACATTTTATCATACTACAATTGTATACAGATGAACCAAACCGGACTATGGAGAGATACAATAGACAAGTTTTATACAAAACCGAATGTAGCGAGTCAATGTATACAATGGATGCGCGAATATATTAGTATGGGATCGTTAGACACCATTATTGAACCGAGTGCCGGCAACGGCTCGTTTATAAACGACTTGCGTAAGCTATCAAATAACTGTATGTTTTATGATATCGCGCCTGAACATCCAGATGTAATACAACAAGATTTCTTGGAATATGAGAATGCACGTGCTACTTCGGATACAAAAATACATATTGCGGGAAATCCACCATTTGGTAGACAATCTGCGACCGCCATTAAATTCATAAAAAAGGCGGCTTTGTTCGCAGCGACCATATCATTCATTCTACCTAAGAGTTTCAAAAAGGATAGTATGCGCAGCAAAATACCTCTACAATTTCATCTCGTATTTGAGTCGGATTTATCCGAAAATTCGTTCAGTGTAGATGGTCGCGATGTGAACGTTCCGTGCGTCTTCCAAATCTGGGAAAGGCGAGATGTGCTACGAGTGAAACCCAGTAAAGACGAACCAAATGGGTTTTGCTTTGTCGCAAAGAATGATCCCCATGATATATCGTTTCGACGCGTTGGGGTAAACGCGGGTAAGGTGGATGTAAAAACGGAAGACAAAAGCCCACAATCACATTACTTTATTCGGTTCACAAATGAACATAGTTTGGCTGAAAACGTAGAACGAGTTCGTAACCTATTATATCAAACAGATAATACGGTTGGTCCCAAGTCGATATCCAAACCGGAAGTGATTTGTGCGTTTAATTTCGCGCTTGCATAGCTTACGTAAAATTGAATAATACATATTGTCTATTTTTATAGACAATATACTATGAACACCGTTCGTAAAATCGACCTAACTGGTAAAGTTCAATTTGGAACATTACCAGTGGAAACACTCATTGACCATTTCAAGGACGGGCGTTGGGCATCTACATTATTAGAGCATTATATACCAATCGAATATCCCGAACTAAC